AAAACCGAAAACTTGACCGCCTTACCAACGTCTGGTAAAATCCTGCCCGCTTGCCCCCATCGTCTAGTGGCCCAGGACGCGGCCCTCTCAAGGCCGAAACCGGGGTTCAAACCCCCGTGGGGGCACAGTTACATAGGCAACTTTTTAGCCTTCCCATTAAAAAAGCCCGCTCATCATGAGCGGGCTTTTTGCGCTTTTTTCTCGCAACACTGCTTCCGAATACGACCGAGGTCGCAGGCGATGGCGAACAGCCGCTCTTCCACCGTCATCGCCTCCCACTCCTTACACGAGTACTTCTTCTGCCGCCTTTCGGCGTCCTTGCGCAGTTCCTTCAGGCGAATGCGTTTGATCTTTGCCTTACCTCGTTGCTTCTTTTTCTTCTTCCGCTCTTCGTTACTCATCGATGACCTCCTCGACAGCCGTGGGCGGCTGCTCGTATTCCGGATCGTACCAATCAACTACAGTCACATGCAAATCACCCGATTCGTCGGTTTCTGCAATTACAATAGGGTTAGCAGGCAGTACGGTAACCTCTATTTCAGCCAGCTCTTCCGGAGCAAGCTCAGAGAGAGAAAATTCTTCTGATGCTATTTCTGTTTCTTGTGTTACCGCACCCGTGTCGTCACGTTCGACCTCAAAGAGGTGCGCGACCAGAATCCTACCCGGCAACCAGATGTATTCCAAGCGCAATCTTGGTAGTCCGGCTTGTGGAACTTTTTTGAATTTAATCATGTGTCACCTCACTTCCAGCGTCCAATAGCCATCAAGTAGCCCGAATGACCACCAGTCGTCAATGCTCTCCATGTCACTGTTGTTGTTGTAACGTTATAGTAGACATGGAAGTCTCCGTCGCGCACTGCGTGACCCGACACGGCGGGAACCGTAAAGAAGACAGCGGGAAAGGTCCACGTATAGTTTGATCCTCCCTCTACACTTACAGGAGCGGCCCAGCATATTTGGAGCCCGCTCGGGAACCTTACACATTCACCGTCTCCGGCGATGTGCAAGATTGCGCCGCTGTCCCACACCTTCCTCCACGCGCTCCATGTGCCTACGTAATACGTGCGCATCCATATCGTATCATCTACAGTGGTAGCAATGTAGGGATAGGCTACCTGTACAACCCTATCGGCGTATCTCACAACCAGTACATAAAAATACCGCGCTACGCCAATCGGGGGCCCATTTGGAGCATCCGACCGCATCAAATAATCACTGACACCAGGCTCTGTCAGCGTATTCCAGTCGCGCGTACTGGCCTCGGATGCTGTATTTGCATTGAAACGATCATCAATCTTGTCCTCAGTCGCGAACGCATCAGGGGCGAGGCCACGCAAAAAGTCGGCATCGAGGCCGCTCCCCGCACCATCCGCCAATTTTATACGTGCCACTAAATCCCCTGGAACCATGTCGTACGGGGTCACATTGTGGGGGTTGTTGCGGTTGTTTTTGTGATCGTCCAAATCGTTCTGCGTACTGGCAAGGTCACTCGCCCTCGCTGCTCCAATGTCCGCAGGCGTGAGAGGGTCGCTCCCGCCTATAGCGTGCCGAGAAGCGTGCTGGGCCAGCCCACTCATCCATATTCGTCGATCGGTAATATCACTTGCACCAAGATTCTGCGCGTTTGCCGCCACATATACTTCAGCCAACGGCAAATCCCAATTGTCGTTATCCTGCGCAGGGACAGGCGCCACAGGGGCAGCCGCCGCCTCTCCCGCGATCACCATCCGCACGAACCCGCCGCTGCTTTTCGACCTTCGCAACACCACCAGGTCAATCCGCGGATTTGCCGTATCCGGCGGCTGCAAAGTCAATGGCTTCACGCTCTCTCGCCGCGCATAAAAGCCACGCACCACTGCCACACCGCCCGCCACGTTCACCACCAGCCCTGATGACGCTGGCGTGACCTCAAACTCGCCATAAATCCCCCGCTTCACGCCATCGGGCACGCCGTGCATATTTGTCTCCCACTCCTCCCATTGTTCTTCATCCAAAATATACGAACCTCTGAACGGATACTCCCAATCGCTCATCGTTCACACCTCCTCTCAGGCTTCAGGCTGTTTCGAGCAACCTCACGCGTCTATCCACGCCCAAACCATCATCCAACCACGACGGGCTATTCAAATGCATACTCTCTACCAACGATAGTCTCAACTGCCGCCCGCCCTTGTTGTCATACGTCACCACGACACCTTTTACGGTCATCATGTGCACCCCGTCGGGCAGATGCACAGGGAACACATCACCAATCCACCAATCCATACGCCATCGCAGCCCTATCAAACTGTCATTCGCCAGCAGCGCATCTGCGGCCCAGCCCCCGCCTCGCGCCGCCAGCGCCGCATACGCTCTCTGTCTCAACGACGATTCCACTGAAAAGCGGCTATCATTCACAAAATCCTCGCGCCAGCCATAAGACTGCACTAAGGCGCCATTCTGCACCTGCACCAACAAGCGATCAACGCCTTCGCCAGCACCACCGGCCACCAGCGCCGTTGCCCGCGGCACGCTAAACGCCCAGTCTACTCGACTTGCAGTCCCCACGCTCTCGCTGATCTCTATCGCCCGTTCCACAGGCTCACGAACGACCAACGCCCCGTCGTCGCCAAATGCGAACACCACCTTGCCCACTAATGCAATATCAGCCAGCAAATCCAGCAAGCCATCGAAACGTGCCCGTGCCTCCACGGTTCCCCCCACCTCAGGGTCGTCCGGCAACACCAGCCACCTATACCCATATTGACGTGCAGGCAATGCATCAGCGCCTATATTGCGACGCAAATAATACAACAATGCCCCCGAGGCCTGCCCCTCAAAAACGTCCTCCGCCTGAGCGCCCCAATTTCCGCTCGGCTCCGGCCACGCCCGCGCATTGGCAAGTCGTCCCATCTCATCCACCACGGCAAGCGTAACCTCTCTTTGCACCTCATCTCCCGACCCGCGCCCCGAATCCACAAACATGCGATGCACCACACGACCATCGTTGTCGCAGGCTTCGAAACCCTCCACCTCCGAAGGCGGCACAGACAGCCCAGCGACAGTCACCAGCCCGCGCCCCACGGCATGAAGTTCGTAGACCACCTGCGCCTGCGAAACTGTTACCTCACCCTGCCGCTTACCGCCTATTACTGGACACCACCTAATCATCACCTATACTCCCAGGTACTCATTCGCGTACCACATCTCCACACGTGTCGCTACTGTGGGGGCTGTCACTGTCACCGTGATATGGTTGTCGCCGCGCGCCAACGACCACAGCGCACCGCCCACATCACCCATCACCGACGTGCCATTTCCGTCGTAAACCGACCCAGCGCCAGGGCGTGTTGTGATATGGAGTACCTCCCCTGCTCCCAAGGCACGATTCACCAACAATGTCTTCCCTGTCGTCACATTGCGTAGTTCCCATCTACCGCCTGGCCCTGTCAATCGCCACCGCGGCCAAGCCTCCACCTCGCCGGCATTACTCACTGTCACATCGGCAAACGTGCTTCCCGCCAGCACATAAAACGGGAATCCCATGGGATACGCCAGCGGGCGCTCGGCTGCGGTGAACTCGCGATAAAACTCATTCGCGCTCAAAAAGAACGGCCACATCAGACGAAACATCAACACCCCTTTATACGCCCCCGGCATCTCCCGCATAGTATCCAGGCCACCCACATAGTACGCCCTCCCTTGCCCAGTACGGTTACGCGTCACTGTCAGCGTTCCAGTAGGTATCGCCAACGCCGTCACCAAATCCGCCCACGCAGCCTTGGCAACTACCACCGGCAATGTCACTGTACGCGTCTTCCACCGATAGCCGGTCACATAGGATCCTGCGGCCTGCCCGCGTTTCACCGCCGTCACGTCAAGCGGTGGCGCATCCAAACCGCCCACCCCACGCACGATCATCACCGGTAACCCGTCGCCCATTTCCAACACCACACCGTTGTCGTTCTTCCACACCGCTTTCATCCCGGCATCTCCGTCACCCGAAGCACCCGCTGGGCATACAATAAATTCATCAGCGCCTCAGCATCCAGCCCCGCGGGCGCATGAATCACGATTTGCTCGCTACTCATGCTTTGCTGGTTGAAAACCGTCTGCCCGGGCGAATACCGTCCCAGCGCCTCCAACCCACGGGAAAAAGCAGGCAATTCTCCTGTCGCCAGACCCCGCAAATGCTCTCGCATGCCCATCAAAGACAATTCTATCGGCGCGGGGCTATGTCTCTGCAACCATTCGGGAATAGAAATAGAGTCAAGCCACTTCTTCATCTCTTTCAAGCCTTGCCACACAAGACTTATCGCCTGCCGCATACCATCGAACGTCAATTTCAACCCCTGAAACACCAAGTCCACACCCGGAATACTCTCCCGTGCCCACTCGAAAGCCTCCTGCAGTTTGCCCCACCCAACCAGGAAATCTTCGCGCAGCATGTTGACGAAGCCCAAAAACTTTTCCTTCAGGGTATCCACAGCGTTGGTGAGTCTCGTCGCCATGCTCTCGCGAACCTCGGTGAAGCCGCCGAGTAATTTTGCCTCGACGTCAGCCCACGCCTGTTTGATGGCGTTCCATTTCTCGATGGACCAGTTTTTGAGCATGTCCAGCGCAGCGGGGAGAATGACGGTGTACCACGTCTTGATGACAAACCAACCGGCCTTCAGTCCCTCTATTACGGCTGCGGTCCTCTCGCGGATACCGCCCCAATCCTCAGCCCATGCTGCGGCCAACAGCCCAACAAGGGCAATGATGAGCGTTACAGGGTTAGCCAACGCTGCGACTGCCCCAGCGATACCAACAATCGTAGACACAATCGCCGCGGCAGCCAGGGCAGCCCCAATCGCTCCAATCGCCGCGGCTATCGCTGGGCCATGCTCCTGAATAAACGGAATTACCGTATCGTTGATAAACGGCCCGACTGTCTGCCACAAATTGCTCAGCCACTCACGTAAGCGTTGCACTGCAGCCACAATACCATCAAACACTGCCACAGCGCCGCTGCCGCCAACCCGCTCTAACGCATCCCGAAAACGGTTGCCCATCAGGCCGCCTTCCTGTAAACCATTGATTAACTGCCGCAGCCCATCCAGAAAACCGAATATCCTGCTTCCCATCTCATCACCGAAAACGGATGTCAAACTATCGTGTATCTCTGCAAACGACCGACTCCCGGTCACCAGATCACTGAACGCCGTCAGCACCGTTTCCACCTTCTCGGCTACGCTATCCAGCACAGGCGCCAACAATCCCAGGGTGGCATTTACAAACGGCGCAACCGCATCGCCTACTTTTTGCAGGAACACCACCGCTCGTTGCTTTAGTTGCTGTAATCGAAACGCAACACCAGCAATACCCTGCGTCTGCGCTCGGAACGCCTCGTCTGTCGCTCCGGCGGCATGTTGCATAGCCTCCAGTTTCTCCGTGTACTGCTCGCTAAGCCCATCCGCAAGCGCCAACGCCAACGTTTGCCCCTCTATTTGACCGATGTAATCTTGCAATGGACGCCCGCTTTTTTCCGCAGCCTCCACAATGGCCTGCATCGCGCCGCCGAAGCCGAGCGACTGCAGCATCGCTTGTCCGTTCTCGTATCCAAGTCGCTTGATCAGTTTTGCCGTGGCGTCCGTCGGGGCCATCAATGATTGCAGCGCAGCACGCATCTGGGTACTCACCTCTGCCGCACTTCCCGTCACGCCTGTTGCCGTTGCCATCACTGCAAACAGATCCTGCATCGACAAGCCCATGCTCGCCGCCAGTGGCGTCACTCTGCCAATACTGCTCGCGAGTTCCGGGAACGTTGTCTGCCCAAGTTGCACTGTACGCATCGCCAGATCGGATACTTGCTGCACTGCCTCTGCGCTTGTATCTCCATAGGCTTTCGTCACCGCACTTGTCAAATTAATGGCGTCTGCCGTCTGGGCCAACCCTGCTGTCGCCGCCTTCGCATTGATCGCCAGCACCTCCATGGTGTCATCCGTCGCCCCAAAAGCTGAAACCACTTGGTACAGACCGCCCGCCAGGTCATCTGTCGTCTTTCCCATTTGCACCGACAGATTCTGCAACTCGCCCTTCCACGTACCGACGTGCGCCGCGGCCTCACTTCCCAGCGAGGCCACATTCGCCATAGCAGCGTTCAACTGGTTGCTCGCCTGCAACGCCACGCCAGCGCCCGCCGCCATAGCCGCTGTCACGCCAGCCACGCCCAGGGCTGCCCACTTCGCCATCTTCGCGATACCGCGTAGTCCCTTGGCGAACGCCGCTTTCCCCATCTCTCCGGCGCGTTGCAGTTCCTTCGCAACTTGTCGTTTCACCGCCTTCAGCGTAACGGCCATTTTGCGCAGGTCAAGAACAACATCAATTACCGCTTCACCCAGATCCATCATTACGCCTCACAAAACGCACGCCAATACCTGCTGCCTGCAACACCGCAGGACGCACCACCCGTCCTCGCGGTATCGCCTCGGTCAGGGGGGAAATTTCCCGCAGCAACCGCTCGGCTTCCTGTGGCTTACCCAATGCTGCGCTTACGCCCAACGCCACCGCCAGCACGAAGTCGGAGCGGGCCTCCTCGGCCAGCACACTTGCGGCTTTGTACTCCCGCGCCGACTTCAGTGCACCAGGCGGCACCCCAAGCCACAGGGCTGCCCGCGCCTCTATCGCCGCGAACGTGCGCGCGATGGCCGAGGCCTGGACGGCCCCGCTTCCTCTTTTGGGGGCAGGTCGTCCAAATACCGCGCCATCACGTCGCCATACCATTTCAGGAAACGCACCACCCGCATAAATGAGAGCGACGCAGGCAATTCTGGAGCCACCAAACGCGCCACGACACGCATTTCCTCGGCCAACGATTCCGAAAATGAGATCTCATCCTCATCAACGCCGCCGAGCGCGGCAAACCTGTCCATCACCTCCGGCGACAAATCCGCGGGGTGTGTCACAGGCACTCGCCGCCCCTCAACAACGACTTCCAAAGGCTCCACGCCTTCGTCTAAATTCAAAACGGGCACACCTCACCTCCTCTACTGGGCTTCAGCATCCTGATATTCCACTACGCCAAACCGCGCTGCGGGGTCGGTCGCGCTCAAGTCCTCCAGAGCATGGAACTCCACCGGAATCAGTACCTTGCCGTCCTTCTTGAACTCCTGCCCTACCTCGCCGCCGAAATATCCCCGCGGCACGTAATACTGGCCGGGGTAAGGCCCATAGGGCGAATCCCCGCGGAAGAGAATGGCAAACTCCGCCACCTCACCGCCCAGATACAAGCCCATCGTCCGCGTGCCAATGGTGCCTGTGCTTGGCGGGGTATCATTCACTTTCGCCCCGCCAATTGCAACCGCCAGATTCTCCAGCGTCGCTTCGACGAGTTTGGTCGCAATCGTCACGCCTTCTTTCGTCCGCGTCGCCTTCACTGGCCCCGTCCGCTGGTCAGTCTCATGCTCCGCAACGTCTTGCGACTTCGTCACCGTCACCCCGTCCGAGGTTTCACCCAAAAATACCCAGTCCCCGCTCGGCTCGGCAGTCAAATCAGGTTTGGCTTCGTCCGCCGGGGCAACATACAGTTTCCCCACGCCAGTCAGAATTTCATACGCGCTGTCCATGACTACTCATCCTCCTTCAGAATGTCCACAAAGCCATCTTTCTCCAGGCTCTGAGCCAGCGCTTCCGGGACCTCAGCCACCGTGCCAGGGCCGCCAATGCCGCCCACACCCCGGAAGGGACGCACCCGCACCTTGACTGTACCCGCGCCCTGCTGGCCTTCCTGAGCGCTCTCTTGTCCCTCGCCTGCTTCGACAGACAAGATGGGCTGCTGTTCCTCAACAGCCTTGGTCTCGCGTTTCTTACCTTTCGCAGTTTTCGCCTTGTTCTCCAACTGCTTTTCGTCCTTCATGGCAACACCTCCTCGGCATACATCATCGCCACCGGATACACACCCAGCGGCATCTTCAGAACCTCATCAAAATCAGGGAACAGGCCAACATCCAGCAGGAAAAAGTAAACCAGCGCCCTTCCTGCATCTGTTGCCACCTCAAAGCGCTCCCTGCGCTCCATCTGGCGCAGCGTCAGCGCCAATTGCGCCACCTCTGCATCCGTCGCGGCATACAGCCTCACCTCGGCCCGGCATCGTCCTGCCCCGGGAATCTCGCGCCACTGCCGTTCCAGGGTCACGACCGCCGCGGGGCTACCCACCGGCCATTCATCGCCGTAATGGTGCCGCGTCGCCACACGGCCTTCCACCGCCGCGCCCAGCGCCCCCTGCGCCAGATACGCCACCATCACCGCCATCGGATCTACCTGCTGCGCCATTTGAACCCATACTCCCGCATCAAACGGGGCAAATCGTCACGTATGGCTTTGTAGAAGCCAACCTGCATGAACGCATACCCCTTGAACGACTGGTGCCCAAACTCTACATAGGGGGCATAGTCCATATACGCTCCTACGCGTACCGTGATCACCAACCCCTCGGCCTTGGGCTTCTCACTGCGAATATCCCGCCGCAGCGCCCCTGTCTTCACGCCGCGCCCCTTCCGCAACTGCCGTTTGGCATTGCGCTCTACGGCCGCACCGAGGGCTGCAGCCATATCCACCGCCACGCTGCGCACCATCTGCCGCGCCGCATCCCCGCGCCACTTCCGCCACACGCTGCTCATCCCACCGCCTCCACCAGCGCGGTCACGTGATGTTGCGTTTTCGCCCGTCGGGGCAGCACGCCCACCACCTCATAACGCAGCGTCTGTACTGCCCCGTCTGCCGTCACTGTTACACGGTCGCCCGTGCGCACCGCTGTTCCCGCAGGCAACAGCAGCCGATACTTCCCCGCCGCCGTCACCCCCGCTGCCACGTCTTGCACATCGCGCATCTGGCGGCTGATCACGCGACAAGGCACGGCCTCGCCGTCCACCCACGCATAAACCGGGTTCCCGTGGGCATCTTTCTCGCCCGTCGGCGTCCTGCGCCCAATTACGCAAGTGTGAATCAGGTGACTTCGCAAACTCATCGCGCCCTACCCCGCCGTGGCAAACGTTAGCCGCCGTAGAATCTTCCGGCGCTCCCTTTCCCAGTCAGGGGCGGTGAAACTGTACTCCCCGCCCACCGATTCCTGAAACAGCGCCGTGCGCTCCACATCCAGCCGCACCAAGTCAATCACGACCTGCTTCCAGCGAGCGCGGTCGTCCACCGGCACAAACGCCACCACTACTCGTGGCTCCCACAGCGCGCCATAGCGTTCCAACAGCCCCTCGTCCAGCCAGGCCACATACTCGCTGTCCTCCAGCGCGCGCCCCGTATCGTCTGGCGTTAGGTAAACCGTCACCTGCACCACCCGCGAAGCCGCCCGCGGCAGCGCCAGAAACTTCCCGCCGCCCGACAACGTCACCTCAATGCTCGTGTCAGCGTCCACATAAGCCGCGCCAATGAGCGCCGCAATCTCCGCTTCAATGCGGTCAATCACCGTCTTCAGCGCCTCATCGCTTAGTCCGCTCGCCGCTGGCACAAGCGCCCGCACGTCGTCCACCGAAGTTACACTCACTGTCTCTCGCCTCCTCCCCTTCCGGGCGGCCCCCGCAACGCAGAGGCCGCCCACCGAAAGGAGAAAGGTAATACACCTAAACACCAGTCACTTTGCAGAACGCGCTCGCGCGGTAAATCGCCAGCGCCACGCGCTCATCCGCACGGATGGCCTGCTTCCCGTTGATGAAGAAATCCGCGTGGCTGTCCGAAACCTTGATCGTCACCCCGCGCTTGCGGAATAATTCCGCATACAGCGCGAAGTCGCCCAACAGCGCCGTGTCTTCCGGCATCGCCGTGGTGATCACCGAGGGCAGGCCCCACACGCTTTCCGGGCCCCGCTCGCTCGGATTGCCCCAGATATACAGGCCGTCGGTCGTTCGCATCAGGCGGATATCCTGCCAGCCGTTCGGGTGAATCACAAGCGCCGTTGGCTCTGCAAAGCCACCCGCGCGCACCAAGGTCATCGCCTTGTAGATCGCGTCCGGCACCGGGTCACTGCCCACCGCCTGCGCCTGCACTCCCGGCTTGCTCAGGAAACCAGTCAAATTCGGCGCAGTGCCGTTGCCAGTCAGCAACTGATCTTCCTCGGCCAATCGCAACATCAACAGCAGCCGGTTGTCAATCAGTGCCTGCACCTGCGCCACATCCTCCATCTGCTCATCGGTCACCGGCAAAAAGGTGGAAATCTTCCGCACCGTCTCGCTGCGCTCGGTATAAGCCAGCGCGCTTTCGGGGTAAGCGCCGCCCTCTGCCGTCGGCGCCGCCGCGTTCGTGAAGGTCGTCTCTTCCATGTACACAATCGCGCTTTGGTCGGTCGTGGTCTGCGGAAGCAGGTCAGCCACCATCGGGCGGCGCACCGCATACCCCACCACGCGCCCCGTGCGGGTCGTCTCCGGCGGGAAGCCTGCGGTCGTGGTCATTGTCGCCTTCACCATCAGCGCCTTCAAATCCACCTCAGGCAGGTCAACCAGAATATCCCGCCCGCGTCCGCGCTTGGCATACGCCGGATGCTTCACGAACAACTCGCCCAGGCTCAGCGGGCGATCGTTGCTCTTGGCCTCGTCGCCGGGCAGCGGCAGATTCAGCGCCGCGCGCTGGCTCTCCTTGATCTCTCGCGCCAGCGCCTTGTAGGTCTCATCCACTGCCTTGGCCTCTTCCAGCCGCTTCCGCAGGCTGTCCAGTTCTTCATTCAGACTGCGCACCTGCTCAATCTGCTCCGGCGTCATCTGGAAGCCGTCGTCGATCTTCGCCTTGTCGAAAATTTCCATCAGCGCATCGCGCTTGGCGTTCAATTCCTCTTGAATCGCCTTCACACTCAACTTGGTCGTCATGGCCTTATCCTCCGTTCAAAAGTGCCAAAGTCTGCTGAAATCGTACAAACTCGGCCAGCGCCTCGCGTGGGTCGGCGGGCGGCTCGGCCTCCTGTAAAATTGCCGCCAAATCCTCGTGCAACTTGCGCAGCCTCGCCCACACCGGCTCACTCAGCGTCCGGCCTTCCTGCTCGCGGAAGGACTTCCTGTCCCTCACACGCACCAAAAATTCCTCCACTGCGGACACCACAGCCTCGGAATGCTCCGAAAAGGTCAAACCGGCCCCCGGTATGACCCCTTTCACCCCTGCCGTTGCCGGGTTCATCCCCCAGTTCACATCCGACACATCGAACAATTCCACATCCGTCAGCACCCGCACCTTGCGGTCGCCCACGTCCCGCATCTCATAACCATGCACCTCATACGCATACGACATCTCCGTTACATCCCCGGCCAAAATCGCCTTCCAAACCCAATCCGCCAGCGGCACACCCTCGTAATACCGCCGCGTCACCTCCACGCCGCCTGTGGCCTCCGGGGCCTTTTCCAGTACCTGAGGGGGCAGTTCCTCCCGCCCCACCTCGCGAATGCTCAAAATGCTGGCAATCGGCGGCTGCCAACTGTCGTGATTCCATAGGAAGCGTACCCGCGACCCCTCCAGTCGCTTGCTAAAACTCCCCGGCACGCTCATGTCGCCGCCGTCGTCAATGTTCCCGTGCACAGCGAAAATGCCCGTCACCGTGCGCGTCGCCTCGTCAATGCTCTTGATATAGTGCTTCCCTCGCTTGCGTTCCACCGCTCGCCTCCTCATACTCGGTCTGCCCGCCGCGTCCCAAAATACGGCGCCGCGGCCCGCGTGCAATTCGGGTGCTCCAGGGGGTGCGCCTCGAAATAATCCACGCTCCACACCTGCCCATTCGCCACCTTGCACGCATCGTCATCATCGTCATCGCCGTTGTCCAAAATCTCCACCTTCGTCACCCCGGCCTCGCGATACCGTTGCACCGCGGCCAGGTTCTGCGCTGTTCCCAACTCCGTGCGCGCAATCGCCCGCGCTCGATTGGTGTATGTTTCCGTCACCACATCTCGAATACCGCGCACCCCCGCCGCCGGATCGCCACGCACCAGCTCGTCCACGCTCCAACCCTGCGTTGCGCCATACTGCAGCACATCCCGCAGCGCCTGCAACGTCGTTTCGTGAATATCCTTCACCCGCGTTCCTGCCAATGCCAAAATCTTCGCCACCGTTGGGTCTTCCAGGTCAAACGCCACATGCACGCCCAGCGAAACATTCCACACTTCCCACGAAAGTTCCAGCACCTGCGCGTAATACTTCTTCAGCAGGTCTTCCAGCGCCCCGCCGTCAGCCGAGCGCAGCAACCCCTCCGCGTCTTCAGGCGCAATCCCCTTGCGCCCTTTGGGGCTTGCCGCTTCTCGCAGCGCCTTCTCCACCCCCTCACCCAGCGCCCGGAAATACCCCCGCAAACTCGCTTCCATCTTCGGAAGCAAACCGCGCCGAATCCGCCGCAATGCCGCCGCAGCATCCTGCGCAGCCTTCGTCTCGCGCTCGGCACCCTTCCCCTCTGCCGTCTCGCCCTGCTGCCGCGCCGCTTCAGCCGCCAGTAGTTCCGGGTCTGCCGTCCGCAGCATCCCTCGCGGCACCCAAATGCTCGCCAGGTTCTCTTTGAAAACCTCATCCTCCGGCGTCACCTCATACCCCAACGCCCGCCGGTATTCAGCCCGCGTAATCCCGCCGCGATCGAACGCTCGTCCCAGCCGTTCCTCAATCGCATTCTGCGAATCCTGCAGCGCCCGCACCTCGCTCAAATCAAAGCGGATGATCACATCCTCCGCAAACCCAATCTCCCCCGCCAGGCTCTGCCGCATCTCGCTTGCAAACGAGCGCCACAGCGGCACCAACGTCTGCAATGCTAACGCCCGGTTCGCTTCCTCAAAATTGCTGTACGTGCTGTGCTTCAACCCCACCATCGCCCCCACCACCGCCGGGTGAATGTGGAACCCCGCACAAATGGCCGCGTCCGGCCCGTCGGACAGCGAGTCATAAGCCAATTCCCGCAGACTGTACCCCAACATCTCTGCCTTCATCCCATACTCCAAAAAAGCCGGCGTCCCACGGTTCGCCCCGCTGTGCGCGTCCTTCCACTGCCTCCGCAGCCGCCGCACCTTCGCGTCATCCAGCTCCACATCCCCCTCGGCCAATGTCACCACCAGCGGCGGCACCGCATCATTCTTCAAATACGAATACACAAAGTCACGAATCTCATTCGCCAGTCGCACATCACCTGCCGAAGCCTCCAGCGCCCCCATGCCCCGCTCCGGGTGCAGCGGATCCACCGCCCATTTCCAGTGCACGACCTCGCTTTTCGGAATTGCCACCCCCACCAGCGTGTCGTGCCGCGCAATGCCCCACGGGTTCGCGTTCTCGTGGCTGCGCAGCACATAATACGCCACCAGACCCTCATCGGTATTCCGCCCCGCTACCGGCGTCATCTGCCCATCATGCAGCGGCCATAGCGCCATCACTCGCCCCTCGCGGTCACGCTGCTTCCACAAATAGGCGTTTCCGCCCAACGCCGCATACGTGACCGCCGTCTGATACAGTTCCGCCTCCCCCATGTCGGGGTTAGGGCGGTTCATCAGCCCCCGCAGCGGGTGGCCTGCAATCTTCACCGGGCGCGGCATGTTCTCCGGCATCTCCCACGCCCACAGTTCCGGCTCCGGGAACGTCCACTGCAAAATCTGCAGGCACGCAAACACCGTCGCATTGCGCCGGTAAGCATCCTCTACCGTATCAGTAAAGCCGCCAAAGGGCACCGCCGCCACAAACCGTTGCCACGTGGCTGGCAGCGTCAACCCTTTCTGCTTTCGCCGCTTGAACATCCGCTCAAAAACACTCATAGAATCCTGCTCTCACGCCGCACTTTACCCTGTACCAGTTTCGCAAACGCCGAAGCCGCCGCGTCCACCTGGTCGTCGAACGTCCCGGCGGGGAAGGCCACATGCTCATCTATGAAATCCGCATTCCACGCCCCGCGCACCAAACGCACCACGCCCGCCGCGCACATCGAAGCCCACGGACCGGCGCGCACTTCCTTGCTCCCTGTCACCGTCTCGAACTGCGCCCGCAATCCGGCTTCCGCGAACCTGCGGTTCGTCATCTGCGCACTGTCCACACCCGCGGTGCCCGGATCCTGCTGGTGCCACGTCTCTACCTTCGGGCCCGGCCGCAATGCATCTGTCTTCCCTACCTCTACCATCCACGCATCCCGTTCGGCTGCCGAAATCCGCCGCCGGGCCACATGCTCCACGTAATACAGCCCGTCCTTCGTCAGCGCCATCAGCACCCCAGAGGTGTAATCCTTCCCGCTCGTGCGCGTTCGGCCGCCGGCCTTGTCCCAATAGCGCACCCGCCGCACAATCGTCTCCGGTGCGGGCGGCTTCTCCACCACCACAAACCATTCCCGCTTGAAGAAATGCCCCTCCCGCGCATATGGACGTTGCTGATACAGCGCCGCCCATTCATACGGCCCAATGTTCGCCCGAATGCGCGCCAGATCTTCCTTGCCATACTTCTCCGGCCATAGCGCATCGCCTTCCTTGCGCCCCAACGGGTCGCGTGTATTCACCCACACGCCATCCCGCAACCCCTTGGCCTGCTCATCGGCGCTTGCTTCGCCCTCCGCTAACGCAGGCAGGCAAATCACCTCATACCGGTCTGCCGCCGGGTCTTCCGCCATCGCCCGCAGCAACCGCCCAGCCCAGTCGTCGGGGTGCCAGCGCGTCATCATGCCCACCACCGCACCCCCTTGTTCCAGCCGTGTGTAGGCCGTACTCTGCCACCACGCCCACACGCGGTCACGCGTCGCTGCGCTTTCCGCCTCATCGCGGTTCTTCAGCAGGTCATCCAGCACCAGTAAATGTGCGCCCTTGCCCGTAATCGCGCCGCCCACGCCTGCCGCCATCATTCCTCCGCGCCGACCGGCCAGCCCCCACGCCTGCGCCGACCGACTTTCCTCGCTTAACTGCACCGGCGTTTCTACCGCGCTGTGCGTCCCGAACACCGCCTGATACCGTTCGCTTCGAATCAAATCCCGCACCGCACGACTGTTCTCCGTTGCCAGGTCAGCCCCATAACTCACTAAAATCACCCGCATATCCGGGTTGCGCCCCAACGCCCAGGCCGGGAAAATCTTGCTCGCCAATTGCGTCTTGCCGTGGCGTGGTGGCATAAAGATCAACAGCCGCCCCGTGCCTTCCCGCCCGCCGGTTTCCACATAGCGCATCACCCGCTCCAGCGCCGCTGCAATCAGGCGATGGTGCGCCGCGGCCCGATACCATGGCAGCGTATACGTCGCAAAATCCATCAGTCGCCGCCGCGCCAGTTCCCTCGCTGCCACCTCGGCCTGCGCCATCGCCGGGTCAACCCTCGGCATTATTGCCCTCCAGCCGCCGCCGCGCCGCAGCCATAATCGCCCGCAATTCCTCTTCGGGCATCGTGCTGATCTCATCCGCGCCCAGCCCGCGACGCTTCAACTCCGCCACCAACTTGTTTACCGGAATGTAATCGCCCGTCATCTCCAAATACAACTTTCGGTCGGACGCGTGTCGGTAACTCGGATTGCTCGCGCTCGCCTTGAGCGCCGCAATCACATCCGCCCGCGCATCCAGCAGCGCCTCAGCCTGCAAATCGGCAATCACCTGGTCAATCTCAGGGTACTTCTTCCGCCACTCGGCAATCCGCCGGTCGCTGGCAAGCCCCAGCACCTTGGTCGCCAGTTCCTCCTGCGTCCGCGGCCAGCGCCCCTTTCGCGGCGTGCTTGCCCAGGCCACATAAGCCGCAATTCGCCACCGCCAGCCAGCCTGAATGAGCCGATGATACGTCTCCACCCAGTCGCTGTGCAGCAACGCCTCGCTGCCCTCCAGCGCCTTCCGCGCCGCCTCCTCGCGCGCCCGAATCTCGGCGAAACTTGGCGCTTTGCCACCGCCGCCCTCCTCTGCATCGGCAAACACATCGCCAAAATCGGCAATCTCTGCCATGCTCAACTGCCGGAAACGCCGATACTCATCCATCGCACGGCCTCACTTCAGCCATTGCCAGCCCAAGTCGCAGCGGAATCCACCGCTCCGGTGTCCCGCGCAGACGCAGCCAAATCTGACCATTGCTACCCCAAAACATTTCTACGCCCTCTACTGCCGTCCCCTGCGGCAGGAACCCCACCTGCTCGCTCTGCGCGTCGGGGCGGGTATACACCTTCACACCAGGGAAACCCGTCACCCCGCCGCAAAACTTCGGCGTAGGAGCCAGTAGCGCCAGCCACCGCAAAGGGTCTACAGCCCACACACCGTCCACCCAGATCGCACGTAGCCCATCCGCAAGCGCCCCGTCACGCGTCACGCGCACCTCAAAGTGCAAATACCCGCGCCGTCCCACATGGGCAATCACGCTGCCACCCTTGACTTCCTGCCCAGTCTCAGGAAACGGCGGTATCACGTGCCGATACACCGACCACCACTTGCCGTGCGTCAACACCACCACGCCACGCTCGGCTTTGACAACTCTCCCATCAGCAACGGCAAACACCGCCGCGCCACGGCGGGCATCCAGATCCACACCCGTGTGCAGCCCGCCACTGGCTGCATAACGCCGCCAGTCCACGAAGCCGAAAATCCGTACCACGTGGCCCGTTGCCTCTACAGGGAAGGGAGCCTCATGCGCCATCGCCCCAGCGCTCCTCGAACATCTTGGCAAAATCTCGGTGTACGCGGTTCCGGTCCACTTTCCCGCTCACGCCAGGCCAGTACCCAATGCCATACTGCCACAGCGCCCAGGTATCCCACGCCACGGGCATTGCTGGCTGCATCGCAGTGGTGTAATGCGCCACCCACAGCGGATACTGCCGCGCCCAATCAGCCTCGCCAATGACGCTATTCCACACGTGCGCGCTGGTGTAAATCAGCGGCGCGCTCCCGCTCTTGTCGGCCAGATAGGCCAGGAAATCACGCACCCCCTTGGCTACGGTTGTGTTGGCCATCCCTTCCGGGAACCATTCAAAATCCAATGCCAGCAACTCGCCGGGCTGCGCCCCTACCACACGCCAGAAGGTCTTGGCCTGTGGCAGGCCTGGGACGTCCGGCTCATAAAAGTGATAAGCCGCCCGCCGCCAGCCAGCGAAACGCAGTCGCGCCCACCGCTCTCCAAAGCGGGCGTCCAAAATCCGCGTGCCCTGCGTGGCTTTCAGAATCACCATCCACGGGCGCACCGGCCCAAACCAAAAAGCATCGCTCAGCCGCCGCTGGTAATATGCCATATCCAGAGCGTCCACCGGCAACCATACCGGCTCATCGTTGCCATGCGCCACCGGCTGGGTGTACCCCATATGAATCCACCCCGTTACTGGCGAGGCAATTCGCCCCCACACACCGCTGCGTTCCAGCACGTCAACGATCGCACCGTATGGCAGTGCCCCTGCTTTGCGACAAAGCACGCTCGAACACTTCCTCACGTTCAACCCTCTCAGCGCTATCACCTTCACCTTCATGCGCCAGCCTCCCTTCCATGCAACGCTTGCACCACACGCCCCATTCGTTCCGCCATACGTCCGTCGTGGGCTGCAAGGCTCTCCTGCATCGCCCGCAACTCCTCGGCCATCCGAGCGAGGGCCTCGTTGTTTGCTTGGCGCTGCTCATCTAAAAACTTGCGCCACACCTCATCGCGCGCCCGTTGTTCCGTATCCCACCGCTGCATCATTTCCATCTGGAACTTGTTCATTTTGTCCAACACCATCAACATCGCCCAAACGAAGATGCCTACCAGCGGTGCCTGTGTCAGCAGGCTTACCCACACGTCGCCTTGCATGGCTTACCCCTTGCTCGCGGGCGGGGAAATCAGGTAGGTCGTCTGATTTGCAATCACTGCCGCGCCAAAGGCCTTCATCACAGACACAAGGCCACTTCGGTCGCACATCACGGCCAAATTGAAATCGGCTCCGAAGCCGCTGCACGCCGTAACAAGCACCAGCGCCACAGCCAGAACCAGAAACGCGAGCATCACCAGACGTTTCTGCATCCCATCCAGAGCGCCATACCATTGCTTTGCGCCAGGAACATACGAAAACACCAGCGAGAGCAGCACACCTGCCAGCGAAGAAACGAACTCAGCCGTCACCATCCACCTCCTGTTTGCGTTAACGCCAAAACGCCCGGCAGTCACCCTCTCGGAAAACCCGAAAAGGGACTGCCGGGCGCTCATCTCCGGCGTATGGCCCCGCCATTTGCTGGGCCTGCTATCTTGTCGCCTTTATTTTAGAACATCCGCGCGAATTTGTCAAGCGCCACGCGACTGCCTCTCTATCCTCCCTATTACTTCCTCTGGCACCTCGCGCCCGTGCGCCCTAAAATACACCTCCAGAAATCGCATCAGCGCATCCTGCCCCACCGACCATGACCGCACAGCGCCGCACACCGAGCAGCGCACGTCCAACGCCGCACCGTCCACTACGGCCACCACATCCACCTCCGCAGGGCGCGCCGCATCAGGATCAATCGCCTCCCGATATAGTGCCAACCGCGTGACCCAGCGCCCATCCACCTTCTCGCGTTGGGCCATGCCTAAGATGTGCCCGTTTGGGCATCGCCAACCCTTGTCCATCGCTCCTCCTTGCCGCTTACGGCCACGAAACCGCGGGGCGCCCATCGCGCCTCGCCCACGAACAAAATCTCGCCCCCAGGCAGTATCACCGCTGCCCGGTCGGCAATCGCCTGCGGCACATGCCGCACCCATCCATAGATCCCCACATCCCCCGTAAGTTCCTGATACAACCGCGCCGCCGCCAGCGCCGCCGTGCTGATACGCCCTCCCGTCCCAATCCACCACAACACCATCAACCGCTCCCAAACCTCATCGGCGGTATTCCGCACCGACCACCGCACCAGCCCACGCATCGGCCATTTCGCCGCCACGTGGTGCATGTGCGCCTCATCCTTCCATACCCGCACCTGCGCTGCCTCACGCACCCCCTCCGGCGCCCATGCCGCCAGTAGCACCTGCGCATCCAGCGGCGCATGGCTCAAAACGTGCCTATGCATCCAGCCGTCCCGTCCCAGTCCCTCCGAAACGGTTTCCCAAGTCATTGTGCTATCCCTTGGCATACACCACTCCTTCCAAAAGCCCGCAAACCGGTGAACTGGTGAACATCGGTGAACTTGCGGTGAACTTAAAGTTCACCAAGTTCACCAGTTCACCTTGTGCATGGCAAATTTTTGCCGTTAAGCAACATACAAGTTCACCCATGTTCATTTGGTTCACCTCTTTAGTCCAAAAATGCGACATAATCAAAAAACCCTTTGTAGGTTTGCGTAACTTGGTGAACTGGTGAACCAGGTGAACTTGTTTTTCGCCCTCCCAAAACAAATTTGTTTTGCACCGTCGTGCAACAAAACAAATTTCTCTCCAGAGTGCCCGAAATAAGTTCACCAAGTTCACTTGTTCACCAACCTTAGTAAACCTATAATCATGCCAGCCCGTATTTGCGCTTGAGCACCTCGATGCGACCTTCGTCCAGAATGACCACATACCCTTTATTGGTGCGCTTCACTGGTAGCCGCAGCACATCGCGGGCAATCTTCCCTACCGTCCGCGGGCTAATGCCCGACTTCCGTCGTCGTTTATGTTCGCCTTCCCCGTCTCCTTCGCCCTCGTCGTCCAACAGGTTCATTTCGTCCATGATATCGTTTGCTATGCTTGCCAGATGTTTGTAGAGGATGTATTGCACCTCTCCGAACTCTTCCAGGTTGCCTTTCATCACATAGGCCGCGTAATCCTCTTCCGTGAGCGCCGCCACAATGGCGTCCATCACCCGCGCATCTGTGCCCAGCGATCGGTCGAAGAGCATCTCTTGATACATTGCCTTGGTAAAGGCTTCCACATCCTTCAGCAGTTGCGGGTCATTGCTCTTGTGCTTTGCAATCCACTTGATAGGCATCGTCACCTGATTGATGCGCGTGCTCACGTGCATATCCGCCAGTTCCGCGTCCAACTCAATGCGCGGCTGCCAGTGCTCCAGCCGCCACCGTAGCAGCAGATTGCGGATGGCTTCCGCCTCCTCATAGAATTTCTGCGTTTTCTCGGTCGGAATTCCCGCCCGTGCCAGTTCAATCGGCTCTTTCTCGCTTAGTTTCAGCGTCAGGCACCGCCCTTCTGTGGCCGGGTCGCTGAACTTGCCGTACATCGTGATAAGTTTCGGCCCATACACATCCGAAACCTTCGCCGCATAGCCCCGCGTCCCATCGCCCTTGCTCACCTCTTGCATGTTCCACACCTTCGCCTGGTCGCGCATGGCGCCCACATTCAAAATCACAATGCGCTCGTCGAACTTGTCGGCAATGTCCATCTCATCCATGAACGCCGTTCCCCTGTATGTGTGCAAAGCGTACTTCAGGGAAGCAGTAGAAGAAGCGCCGGTGGTCAAAATCATGCGGTAGCACACGTGCCCCACCCGCAACATCAATTCACTCTTACCTGTGTTGGTGTCGCCCTGCGCCCGCAAATAGGGCACCGCGCTGAATGCATCATAGAGCCAGGTCAGCAGCACATAATACGCCACCAGTTTGTAATAAAGTGGGTTGTCCAACAAGAAATACCGCCGCACGAAAGCCGTCAGAATCGCCACAAGTTCCCGCGTTTCCTTCAGTTTCCCCAACGCGCTGGGAAAAATCACCGCCCCCGCCTTGATGATGTCGTCATCGCTCACCGGCACATACCGTTTCCCCCCGATGTCCACATAATTCGCCACGCCCACTTTGCCTTCAGGGTTTCGGTAAGCCAGCATGGCCCGCTGTGCCTTTCGGTCATAGATATACTCCAGCAACCAGCCCTTCTCTTTCTCTTGTTCTTGCTCTTCCCCTTCCCCCGCTATCGGGAACCACCCGCCCAATGTCTCCACAATATCCTGCGGCTCGCCGTTCTTCTTTTCCTCGCTCCCACCATTTGCTTTCTTGTGCGCCCGCAGCAGCGCGTTGAACTCCCGTATCGTATAGCCTAACGCCTCAGCCAAGTCTTGCCGATAAGCCGCCACCAAGGTCGGCGGCATTTGTGCAATCACCTCAATGGCCCGCTGTAGTGCTTTATCGCGCCTTGCCCCTGCCTGTCTCCCCGCGTCCGCGGCCACCACCAGCGCCATCGGCCTGCTCGCATCCAGTACCTCGCGCACCTTTTGCCGCTGCACATCGGGCGCAACCCCCTGCTCGTTGAAAAATTGCAGTAGGTCATTGGCGTCCTTGCCCTGCTTCCCGCCTTCCAGCGTTACCTCTGGCCACGTCACCACCCGCGTCATCGCGCCCAGCACATCCGCCAGCGGGTAATCACCATTCCGCCCCTTCAGCGCCCGCATTCCCCCTTCATCCGCATCCATCGCATAATACAGCGTCTCATGTCGCTCCCGCAGCGCATCCAGCGGCTCTGTGAAGTCCTTCCAGCCTGTGCCCGCCGTCGCCACCGCCGCAATCCCCCACTGCCCCAGGCTGATGGCATCGGCCTGCCCTTCCACGATCACCACCTCATCCGCGTCGTAGCGGTACGCATGGTTATAGAACGGCTGCCTCGGCCCCGCCAACACCACCGGCAGGTTGAACGCCTTGACCCGTTCATCGTCCCCTAAAATGTTGCGAGCGCTCAAATACACCACTCGCCCAAAATACCAATGCGGGTAAACCAGCCGCCGCCGTCCCAGCAGCCCCGGAATGAAGCCGTTCTCTATCCAATGGGTCAGTGGCTTCACGCCGTGGCGCTGGCTCCACGCTGCCACGTCCCCACGAAAACCCAGCACCGCAATCGCCTCCGGCCCCGCCGGGTCAACGCCTTCCCGTTCGAAGGCTTCCCGCATTGCTTTAGCCGCAGCAGCAGTATCGCGCCCCGTAAAGCCCAGCATCGCTTTCTCTATTGTCGCCTCGTCCCAGCCGCGCCCTTTGGCATAGGCCAGGGCTTCCTCATCAGATTGGAGCCATGCGTGCATCAACCGCGCCGCCACAGCAAAGGCGTTTTCTCTGCGCCTTGCCGCAGCCATGTGCCGCATTTGCTCATCCGAATAGCGCAACGTCACGCCAGCCTTCTGTGCCAGATACTCCAATGCCCGCTTGAAATCCCACCCTTTGCGCTTCATTACCCATGTGAACACGTCGCCCTGTTCTCCCTCGCTGTTCCAATAATAGGCCTGGTGCTGCGTGTCCACAACAAGGCTATCGTGTTCTGCACAGCGCAAATAGCGCCCGCTTCCCCGCAAGGGGCAATCCTCGCCAATGATTTCCTCAATGCGCACGCGGCGCTTGACCTCGCTTGCGTAGTCAACCATAACCCAACCATCCTCGTTTTCTGGCAATTGCTACGAATTCTCAACCGCCCGACTTTGGGGGTGAGCCGCCCCTGCCGTTGGTGCAGGTACTCCCCCTCCCCCTGTGCCCCCTGCACCAAAAACATGCAACATAACCCAAGATTATGTGACACATTTTTCGGCAGCGGAAACCACTATTTCAGCAGTTTTCTGGCAGCCCTTGCCCACGCCCCGCAGGCGCACCGCCCGGGGGCAGTTTGCGAGCGTTTCCTGCTACTGCATTTCCATCTGAAGAGGCGCCCTCGGCCTCGGCGGCCACAACCTGCTTTGCGACAACCAGCGCGCAGGCCACCTCGTCCAACTCCTCCAACGCAGGCGCCAACAGCCCAACCAACCCCGTCCGCTCCAACGCCTGCGCCACACGCAGGCGCACCACAGGCAGCGCCACCTCAGCCCGCACCAACATGGCCACGGCATCTTCCAGCCTGCCACGGCGCAACCCCGCGGCTTTCGTCTGCCCCTTACGCCTGCTCATGCTTCACCATCTGCGCCAACTGTCGCTCGCGGGCCAGCGCCTCCTTGCGCTCCCACGCCACCCGCAGCATCCAGTCCACAGCATAAAGGCCTACCACCGCAGCGCCCGCCGCCGCCAGTACCGCGGCCAACGCCAGCGCCTCCGTTGTCGCACCGCGCTCCCACAGCCACACACCGTAAGGCAGCGCAAACCCCAACACACCCAGCACATACGCCGCAGGCCGCGGCAACTCGCGCCCGCCCAGCGCCAACCGCCAGGGGAAATAGTGCAGAAAACCTTCGGCCAGCGCCGCAACGACACAAACCGTCCACACCTCACTCATCTTGCACGCTCCAAAGCATCAGGATCAAACAACCACAAACTGCTATGCTGCGCCCGTGGCGTCACACAACGCCTTGCTGTCTCACCAGGGCGCTTCAATCGCACCAACACCAACGGCTCAGCATCCTCCGACGGACGCATCCACCCCTGCACCACGCCCTTACCCAATGGCGTAGACACATCATCGTTCACAAACCAGCGTCCTCTATCCGCCATCATCTCACCTCTCCAGCGCCATCGGCATCATCACACACACAAACGACTCATCGCCCACACCCTGCACAACCACAGCGCCATCAGGCGTATTCCCCCTCATCACCACCTCATCCCCGCGAACAGCATCCACCGCCGCCTGCAAATAAGAAATATTGAACCCGATATCCAACGGCTCACCTTCCAGTGTCGCTGGTGCGGCAGTCTCTCCGCGCCCCAACTCTGCCGAAGCCGCCGACAACTGCACAGACTCTGCCGTCCAGCGCAGCGCCACGACCCTGCTGCTCATCGCGAATATCTCCATCTCTCGCAACGCCCGCGCCAGCGCCTGCCGTTGCACCCGCAGCACCGACGCAAACCGTTGCGGCATCACCCGTGTATAAGGCGGATACACGCCATCGACCAACTGCGTTTGCATCATCACCCCGCCGCCCAGCGCAATGCGCATCGAAGTCCCGTCCAGAGCCAACGTAACATCGTCGGCAGCAACCAGCGGTGCGGCCTTTCGCAGCGCCTCCGCGGGTACAACAGCCTCGAACCCCTCCGGCGCCTCAACCTCCGAACTCAACACAGCCAACCGATAACCATCTGACGCCACTGCCACCAGGCGTCCGCTCTCATCGCGGTGTAAAAATATTCCGGCCAAAACGGGGCGTGCATCATTCTCGCTTGCCGCCATAGCCACGTCCCGCGCCATCCGGCGGAAGGTATCCCCAGATACGCTCACAGCCAGCCCGTTCAGCGTCCAATCCACCAACGGGAACATCTCCGCCTCGATGAACGCAAACCTGCCTCGCGACGGACCACACACCGCCGCCACTCGGCCATCCGCCTCCGAAACCGAAAGCGTCACCGCCCCCTCAGCCAAGGCCTTCAACCAGAGCAGGAACTCCCATGCAGGCAAAACAGCAGAGAAACCATCCTCTACCGACGCCTGCACCTCCGCGCGCAGCGCTATTGTCAAGTCCGTTGCCGTCAACCGCAGCGTTTGCGTCGTCGCATCCGCCTCCAGCAACACCCCCGAAAGCACCGCCAGCGTCGCCCGCCTGTCCACCGCAGCATATACCACCTGCCACGCACCCAGCAGCGCCCTGCGAGCAATCATCGCCTTCTTCATCAGGAAACCCTCCCCTCGCGCACCTCAGGCCCGCGGCTCGTAAAAACCACGTGCCGCCCGACCGTTGCGGCTTTCTCCCAGCGGCGCAGCATCAGCACCACATCCGAAACCTGCTGATCTGCCTCAATCGCTGCCAACGCCCCCCTTGCCTCATCCTGCGCCTTTCGAATCTCCTCCAGCGCCTGCAAATCCTTCGCAAGATCGCGATAAGCCACTCGCAGCGCCTGCGTCAGCGCCTGCACGCGCCACACCTTTTTCATCGAGATCTCCACAATCTTCTTGCTTCCCACGACATCCTCCTTCCTCTGGCTAAACGACGAAACGACCACGCGACTACCTTTCGCACCCCCCGCTCACTCGCGGTTTTCCCTGCCAACACAGCGCGCTCCATCCTGCCGCGTGGCGGCCCCACACCGTACCGCCGGCGCGCACCACCTCGGTCACCGTCAGCGCATCGCCCGCCTGCAGGAAGCCCACCACCGCGCAATCCAGCGCAGGGCAGACCCGCACCCGTAACCCGTGCACCGTCACCGCCGTCCCGAAACCGTTGCCAGTAACGCTATCGGCAACGCTTCTCGGCTTGCCAGTAACGACCTTCTCGCCGCCAGTAGTGTTGCCAGTAACATTCGGGCTGTTACTGGCAGTCACGCCCTTCGCACCAGACGCGCTGCCAGTAACATCCCAGGGCAACCGCGGCAGAGCGCACCCCAGCGAAATCACCGCCAGTAATACCGCCACCAGCAGCACACGCCCATTGCCAGTAACGCTACGCATCCCTGGCCTCCGCTTGCACATCTACCGGAAGAAAATTACCGTCCACGAACACCACATTCGGCAGCACCACCGCCGGGCACCCGCAGGCGCTCACCTCCGGCACCACTTGCACCGGAACCCCCAGAGCCTGCAGTACCTTCAAATCCTCCTGGAAGATTTTTAGGGCGTCTTCCAGTGCGAGCCACGAACTGCTCGACCCGCCGCGGCCAGACCTCTGCCGCCTTGGCAATGCTTCCTCCGTAGCGGGCTTTGCGCCCTGCATCGCGCCGCCGGAACTGGAAATAGACCCTTTCGCGCTTCCAGAAGAACTCAATTCGCTCGCCGTCTTTGATGTCATTTGTCGCCTCCTCGAATCCTGCACCAATCGCAGCGTCCAATATGGCCTCGTCCAGTGCTACGAAGCCTTCGCCCGCCGCCCCTTCGACGGGTACCGCCCATTGTCGCCGGAATCCATCGTCTGCGCCGCCTCCGCCCAATCCTCCGCCGCGATCGGCGGCTCGGTAGGGTTTCCCTCGCCGTCCACCTCCGGCGTCACTTCTCGCGGCGCGTCCACAGCCGTATAAACCGCCTGCCGCCCTGTGCTCGCAGGCAAGGGAGCGGGCGGCGCATATACACCCAGCGCACCCCGCACAATCTCATGCGTCATCTGCTGGGCAGCCGCAGCAACCACATCGTTGACCTCCGTTGCCCGGGCGGCTTCCACAATCTTCTGCGCCAGCGCCTCCCGCGTGCTCGCCGCCAACTCCTCGGCGAGCGCACGCTGCTTGTGCGATGGATCAAGCAAAAAAATCAGCGTCCAACTCACACCGCCGATCACCGGCGTCGCTGGCACCACAAAGGCGAAATATTGCTGCAACCAGGGCATCTGCGCCGTGGTCGTCCCTGCTGTCAGGCTGTAATCCAACACCGTGTTCAATACCAAAAGCGCCAGATCCAACCCATAGAGCAACAACGCCACCCACTTCTGCAAAGTGGCAAACGTCCAGAAATGCAGCGCCAGAGGGAACGCAATCCCGCTGATTTCCAGCGTAAACACCCCCAAAAGCGCCCAGATCAGCATATCCTCACGCACGCCAAGGGTCATCAGCGAATAATTGTGCACACCGGTATACGCCAGCATCGCCGCATACACCACCACGCCCAGCAACATCGCCAAGCCCTTGGCTGCTGCCATTTTCGACTTCCCCATCACATCACCAACTCGTACAGTGTCCGACATCACAGCACCTCCTTCCGGTTACAGAAAAAGCAACGAATAAAAGAACCACTCACAGCGAAGGCGTCATATATCGCATCCACGTGCCCTCGGTTTTCACCAGCGCCATGCCGTCAGGGAGCGAAGCGAGATCTGCTCCCGCGCGCATCACGTCCCTGAAAATAGCCGCATCCGGCAAGCGTCCCAGACTACGGCCAAACAGTCGCATCCGATGATGACGCAAGAACGCCTTTGGCAACAAACCAACATCGCCATAGCGCACCGTCGTCAGCAAAAACACGCCCGCCCTGCGTCCATGCTGCGCCACCGCCAGCCACGCCCCCTGTACGTCTGCGGGCAAACTCGCCCAAAACGAACCGATATCATGTAGCACAACCAGCATCATCGGTTCAGGCACCTGGTGGGCGTCGCCTTGTGCTGCAAGAGCCAACCGCCGTTCCACAACACCTCTCAGAGAAAGCGCAACGCCGCGCCCTGCATCGCTCGCGGGCGCATAGACCCCGCCGCAATGAGGGGCCTCGCGCACGCGCCCATTCCACGCCACTGCATTGCTCGAAAATATTGCAAACGACCATCGTTCTGGGCCATAACCATCTCCCTCTCGCATCCAATGGTTGTATTTGCGCCCCTGCACCACCACACTGTAAAGCACCGGCTCCACCAGCGCGGTTTGTGCCGCCGCATCATCAGCGAAGAAAACATAGTGCCCATTCCGCCGCGAATCAAAGAAGCGCGCCGCCAGCGGAATGCCATCCTCGCATACCCCCAATAGCGCCATGCAGCACACCCACGGCCCCCACTTAGCCAGCACATCAGCCACCGAAGGCCGTGCCACCCGCAACCGAGCGCTTGCTGGCTGCGAAACGTGGGAACGCACCATCGCGCCCCCATCACCGAATTCCCAAAGCGCCAAATCTGTATTCATCACCTTTCTCCTTTCTCTGACTAAGCAACCATCCGGCTAAACAACGACAAAGCGGGCTACCCGGCCAACTCCACCGCCGCCCGCACCTGCCCATACCGCGCCCGCAAATACCCCTGCGTCGTGCGCACATCACCATGCCGCGCCTGCTGGCGCACCGCATCCAGCGCCACCGGCATCGCCATCCCGTCCTGCAAAAACGCATCCAGCAAGCGGTAAATGTAAGTGTGCCGCAGGTCGTGGGGGCGCAGATCCACCCCTGCCGCCTCCCCAATCGCCTTCACCCGCCGCCGAATCTGCGCCGTGCTCAGCCGCCGCCCGCTCCACGTCGTCACCAACGCCTCACCGCCCGGATGCACCGCCAGCCACGCCCGCAAATCCTCCACCAGCGAATGCGGCAACAGCACTCGCCCTTCCACACCGCCCTTGCCCACCACTCGCAACTCCGCGGCCTCCAAATCAACATCCCCCACGTCCAGCCCGGCCACCTCGCCAATCCGCAGCCCGGCCCGCGCCATCAACCCAAAAATCACCCGATCCCGCAGCCCCAGCCAGCGGTGCTTTCCCGTGTGCTTTTTCAAGTGATCCGCAGCAGCAGCCGCGCGCCCCAGCGCTTCGAAAACATCCTCATGGCTGCGCGGCGGCCCTGCCCGGCGGGCCACCTTCCGAATGCCCTCCGTCGGGTCGCCCGCCAACCGCCCGGCCTCATTAGCCCAGCGCACCAGCGCCCGCAGGCTCGCCAGCCGCCGGTTGCGGCTGCTCGCCGCGGCCTTCGCCGCCTCCTGCGCCCGCCACCACGACCGCACCGTCGCCGCATCCAGCGCATCGGGCGCAAACCGCCTCCCCTGCGCCTGCTCAAACCAGCGCGCAAAACCACGCACATCTTGCACATACGCCGCCACCGTCAAAGGCCGCAAACCGCGGCCCTCCAGCCACGCCTTGAAATCAACCAGCCAATCACTGCCTTGCATCTTCAACCTCCTCGACTATGCGACTACACCGACCAAACGACTATCTGGCTACCCAACTACCCTTCCGTAAAAGAATCCTCATGCATCGTCACCGCCGACCGCGCCCGCTCCCACGCCGTGCGCACATACCAGGCCGCCATCAAAACCCCCACCAAAAGCGGATACACCACCACATACACCGCCATCCCCAGCGCCGCGGCCATAAAATCCAGCGGCTGCTCAAACCAAACCGCCCACTTCGCAAAGAAACGACCCACCATCACAACCTCCTTGACGAACCGACGAAACGACTACACGACTAACCGACTACTTGGCGACGCCTCTGCGCCTCTCTTGGCGTCTCTGCGCTCCAAAAATCACCCAAAACCCGCAACCTCGGCTAAGATAGAAAGGAACCCACCATCCTCACTCTGGCACGCCCGTCGTAGCGCCTGCGGCGGGCGTAGCCGCCTTTTCGGAACCCGCCTCGGCGTCAGGCAAAACAAGCCCATCCTCGTCCCATGCGGCGGCAAACCAACCTGCCAACATCGCCATCGCCGCCGCCCACGCCGCCTCATCCTCAGGCGGCAACGGAACGAGCACAACCGCCAGGCGAACCTCCAAGGGGAACCCTTACCGCAAAATGCCCCGTAGCAGCCACCCCAGAAGGAAGCCTGCGCTCGGAAGCACAGCCAGCCACACCGCCAGCCGCCGCGCATCCCGCACCGTAGTAATCCCCATTTCGACACGTCGCAAAACACCAAACATCATCAATCTCCTTGCTCATTCATGTGGCGGACGACATCCACCATATCGCCCAGCGAATGAAACACACAATGCCCCCCGTTCAGATCGCCGACCCACAAAGCACAACGCTCCTCCAGGCACGTCTCCCCGCCCATGAACGGGCAATACAACGGCAGTTCCGGCGCCTCGGCATCATCCTGCGCCTCTGTGTTCGCAGCCGCATAAGCCCGTTCCAGCGCTTCGGCAAAATCCTCGGTAGCGTTGAAATACGAAAAACCCCACCCATCTTTGTCCTCTTCGCTCGGAGACACCCGAGTCGCTGGCGTAAACGTCGCTACATTCCCAAACTCGCCGTCGCCCAGCCGAATCGGCGCAAGCCCCGTCCCGGAAAGCATATGCGCCTCTGCGTCGTAGGTCAGTGCCCCATTTTCCAGCAATTCAGCCAACACAGGGTGCTGTCTTATTGCCAAATCCAGTATTTCTTGGCCCACTTTGCGCCGAAAACGCCTGACTTCCTCCGCCTCTTCGGCCGCCTTTCGGGCGCGCATCTCCAATAACGCCTGAATTTTCGGATGCAAGTTCATAATCCTTTCCTCCTCTCATCGCAATTCGCGACTCGCAATTCGCAATTCCTAACTCGCAATTCCTGCCTTTTCCTCCCCCTCCCCCCTCGCCTGCAAAGCCTCAGGCTTGCCCGAACGCAAAAACTCCTCCCACGCTCGGTCAATCATCCACGCTAACTGCTGCGTCATGCTCCGGCGATTTGCCTCCGCCAGCGCCCGAAGACGCTCTCTGCTTTTTATATCCACCCTCACAAACGCACTTTGTTTCTCACTCATCTCCGTCAACTCCTTGCGCTTTTTTGTCAGAACTATCTGACATACAGTGTAGCACATCGTGAACAGTCTGTCAACATATTCTGACGAATATGTAATCAACACCTGACGACATATCATGTACACTATAATCGTGTCCAAAAACAAAGATTTTCCACTATGGCTATTACTCGAAATCGAGAAAAAGGGTTGGTCTCAAAGCGAATTGGCGCGCCGAGCGGGACTTAGCAGGACAGCCATCAATGACATTATCAATCGCAAAACCTCTCCTGGCCCAGACTTTTGCCGCTCCATCGCCAAAGCATTGGGCTACCCGCAAGAATATGTTTTTCGGCTGGCAGGGCTAATCACCGATCCCTATCCTCCATCCACAGATCCCGAAACCCACATGCTGGCGCAACTTCTCACCCAACTATCCCCCGAAGACAGGGAAGAACTACTCGCCCTGGTCAGGCTCAAACTGGCCAGACGACAAACCTCATCCACCTCAACCACCCAACAGAGCCGGCCCAAACCGGCTCTGGAGCGTTAAGGGGCGGTTAGAACAGGTGTTCTGGGTAAGTGGGGCGGCGTGATGAAAACCCTCTTCAAGATTCTCCTTATTTCCACCCTTTTCTTCTTCGCATTCTTTAGCTTGATACGCGCTTTTGCGCTTTCCCCTTTTTGGGCTTCGTTTTACGTCATCATCCTACTCTTAGTCTGGTTCCTCGCACCAAAATACTTTCCCTTATTACGCCAGCCTTGGCGGCTTTGGCCCGCCTTTGCCGCAACTGCTTTCTTCTTGCTTTTCCCTTTTCGCGCAGCATCCACAGCCAAAGGCGGCCCCGCAGTGGCGGCATTCCCCGTCGCAGCCTCCCTCGCTGCCTTTGCTTGGCTTTGGGCTATCTTGCGCAAAGGGAAACCCACAGAAGATCCTCCCCTTGTCTCGGAAAATGCCCCAGCCCCTCTGCAAAACCTCGGCGAATCTCTCGCCAAACTCCCCTTACTCAAAAAGCCCTCCCGCTTCTTCGGCGCAGTATTGCTCATCCTTGGCTTCTCCGCCTCCTTGTGGGCATTCGTTGCCCAGGCCTTCTTCATGGGTGTTGGCATTATCCCCACTATCACCCCCACGCCCACCATCACACCAACCCCTACACTCACGCCTACCATTACACCTTCACCAACACTAACTCCCACCATTACCCTTACCCCCACCATAACACTCACGCCCACCATCACGCCCACTCCGACCATTACACCAACCCCTACCATCACCCCCATCCCCACCAAAACCCCCACTCCAACCCCTACCATCACCCCTACCATTGACCCCCAGACGCTCGGCAATCGCTTCATCGTTTTACACTACAGCCACGTTGCCCACCCCAGCGGCAGCGCTGCATTCCAGATACTCACTAAACCCGGTAACACCTGCAACCTCACCTACTACACTCCAACGGGTCGCCGTTCTACCGCCGCAGGCGTTGGTATGCAAATTGCCAACCAAAACGGCATCTGCTATTGGGCGTGGAAGATTGGCTCCAAAACCAAAGGCGGCACAGGCCGCATCGTCATCACCGTCAACAACGTTAACCGCAGGGAATTCACCATCACCATCAAACCATAGGAAGGCCAACATGGGCAAAGATGGGTGTTTGGTTGCCATTACTCATTATTCTTTAACATTCCTTACAACACACTGCAGCATCGGAGCCTAAAAAATGTCGCCTCTCTTAAACTACGACCCCATTCTCCTCCAGCTCGTACTGTTCACTTTGATAGAGCACGAGAAGAAAATCGCCGTCCCCATTACTGTCAGCACCGATGGCATGCTCGTCTCCGGCTACCTCGTCAGCGCTGTCGAATACTTCCATGGCCTCGCCGCCCAAATGGAGGATCGCGGTCTCAGTACCCTCCTTCAGCAAAAAGCCCGCGAGGCTGCCGACGAAGCAGAAGAGATAGCCCGCAAATTCGATAATGGAATCCTTGACTCCACCCAAGAGTCTATCCTCCACTTCCTCTACCTGCGGGACGCATACATTCTTCCCCCCGCAATGACTGCCTTCGCCCCTGGCAGTGGCGAAGGCTTTTGGTGGCGTTGTCGTCTCAACGCAGTCACCGGATTCGCCTGGAATGCCTTTGTCGAACAAAACAACTCCGAAGAATGCCCGCCCGCAAAATAATATTGCCATGGAACAGCACACAGACCTCACAAAATTAGCGCGTTGGGTGATCCCAGGGTGGGTCGCCGCCTTCTCCTTTTTCCTCTTCGTCGCCATTGATACTTTTACATGCACTGGTGACGTTGCGTGCGCTTTTCAAGACGTTTCCGAATTCACCAGCAAGATAGCTACCATAGATCCCGTTTTGGCAGCCCTCTTGGTGACAACAGGCGTCCCCGCAGGGCTGTTAATTTATCAATTCTATTACTACTGGCGCTGGAGTAGCCCAACTGCCCGGCGCGGGTTCACCTCCCTCGCTCCAGGCATTATGACGGACCTTCATCAATCCCTCCGTAATATGGATACTCCAGCAGCCAAAGCCGTCCTCGCTCGCGGCGAGCCCTGGCGCTTGCGTCTTCTTGCCCACCCCCTCTACGATACAGAGCACGGCTTCAAATCCCGTTACATAGACTTCCTCTTCACCGAATTGGTATCAGAAACCAACGACACGTTATTCTACCAGCGCCATCGCTATCTTCACGAAATCACTCATGTTTTAGGCGGAGCCCTGACAGCTGTCACAGTTGGATTCCTGGGCTACACAATTTTCAAGTTTCATCACCCAATATCCCCCTTACCCATCTCCTATATCTTAGTGTCGCTTTTCTTGACAGGCGCTCTTGCTGCTTTCCTGGAAAGCGAAAGCCGCTGGATCGAAAATATCCGCCGCCGCATCTGTTTCACGCCACAATGTCGCCAAAAACTCTCTCGGACCGCCGCCGAATCCCCGCTCGCTGCTACCTGCATTGGCAAACGAGTGGCTTACGCTCACCCCAGCGCCTTCATGATTGTTACGTTGCTTTTCATACACCTGGTAGCCAACCCCTATTTTGAGACACGCCCCCTTTTCTCACCTCCAGGGCCTGGCTTCGCAGCCACCTGCTGGGGAAATCAACATTGGCTTTCACCACACAGCTGCTTGTTTTGGTTGTTTTTGGCACTGGCAGTGGCTGCGTTGGCCATTACGATTTATGTCCTGACAAAAAACACCCTTCCAAAAGCCAAAGCCTTAGCGGGGCATATCGCCATAGCCATAGCCCTCCCTTTAAGTATCTACTTGCTGAGCAAGGGCGTAAGAATCTCCCTCGAAGGAAACGCCTCTTATACTCTATACCGCGCCGGCACCATAGCCCGCTTGCTGCTCATGGGAGCAGCCGCCCTATGGTGGGTACTGACAGTCAATAAAGAATACCCTCCACTCAGTCCCTTCTTTTGGGGAGCAGTGATCCAAGGCGCGGCCAGTATCTTTATTGCTCTCGGAGCGGCGTGGGCGTCATTCTACCTTGTCACAGACACCACCGTCATAGATTGGCCCTACCTCACGTCGCTAACACTTTTCCTACTAATGTTTTTGATACTTATGCGTAATAGACACAATGCTAAAAACGAACTACTCTCTCTGGAATACATCTTCCTCAGCAAGAATCTCAAGCCACCCTGTACAACCCTGGATGACACCCGCACTCTCTCCAAACAAACGGCAGCACGCCTTGCAAGATTTTTGAATTCCGCAAAATTGTGGTAAACTCTATCCACACTAAGGAGAAGAAAAGATGAGTAACATGCTGTTTATGGCGATAGCCTATACTTACGTCGTAGCAGGCATTTATTTAGCAGCCGTGGCGTATGTTACAGACAACAACACGGTCACCATAGGTGCGCAATACTTCAAAATGCTTATTATGCTATTGCTATGGCCATTATTCTTTATATTTGTTCCCTCCTTTAGGAGGACAGCCCTTAAAATAGCAAAAAAAGCACCTATATTAAATCCCGAAGGAGGAGCCTCACCATCCTCGCTCGACAACGGCGAATACTGGCGAGATTTGGGGCGCTTTCTCGATCGCAAATACCTTTTTGATACTACAGATACATCTACATCGCGCGCCCGCGTAGACACCAACACAAGGTACTACTTCCAACGTCGTGCTGCCCGCCCTGAGGAGTTTGCCGAGACGACTCAAAGGGCACCGGAAGAATCTCGCACTTTAACTACAGAAGCCTCAGCACCCACAAGATAAAGCACCCTCTCTGAATATCTTCAAAAGCCGCCCTACGGGCGGCTTTTCTGCTATACTAAAAACGCATCACCCATTTTGCTCCAAGAAAACGCCATGAACGCCCAACATCCCCTTCCCCCAGGCACCCCCGTCGCCGCCTACCTGCGCGACAGCGGCGGCGAAGAACAAGAACTCTCCCTTGCCCAGCAAGAAACCGAAATCCGCGCCTGGTGCCAGTCCCAGGGCTTTGCCCTCACCCGCATTTTCCGCGACGAAGCCCGCCCCGGCTCCTCTACCGTCGGGCGCACCGGCTTCCAGGCCATGATGCGCCATTTCCGCAGCGGCCAGGCCCCCGAAAAAGCCCTCATCATCTGGAAATACTCCCGCTTCTCCCGCGACATTGACGACGCCCAGTTCTACCGTGCCGACCTGCGCCGTCGCGGCATTCAAGTCATCTCCCTCCACGACCAAATACCCCAAGGCCCCGCAGGCCGCCTCTATGAAGCCGCCCTCGACTGGATGAACCAGCAATTCCTGGCCGACCTCTCCACCGACGTCAAGCGCGGTCTGCGTCACATCGTTGCCCAATACGGCTGCGTCCCCGGCACCCCGCCCCGCGGCTTCCGTCGTGTTCCCATCCACATCGGCAAGCGCCGCGACGGCACCGACCATACTTGCCACCGATGGGAACCCGACCCCGACCTCGCCCCCCTCATCCGCCAAGCCTTCGAAATGCGCGCTGCCGGAACGCCCGTTTCCCAAATCCACGCCAAACTACACATTTACCGCGCCCTCAACGCCTACACCACCTTCTTTCGCAACAAACTCTACATTGGCATTCTGGAATACGGCAGCGAAACCTACGAAAACTACTGCGAACCCATCGTCCCCATCGAAACCTGGCAAACCGTCCAGCGCATCATGGACGACCACGCCGCCCGCTTCGGCAAACGCCACCCCCGCCGCGTCAACTCCCCCTTCCTCCTCAGCGGCCTGGCCTACTGCGGGCGTTGCGGCGCACCCCTCTACGGCCACGTCACCACCCGCCCCGGCAAAGGCCGCGACGAAGCCTACCGCTGCAGCCGCGCCAAACGTAAAGCCGGATGCAACGCCCCCCGCATTCCCCGTCACACATTAGAACAAGCCGTGCTGGAATCCCTCACCCAGCATATCCTCACCCCCGAAAACCTGGCCCAAATCCAGCAGGCCCACCGCGCCGCCATCCAGCGCCAACAAACCGAACGCAAGTCGCAAATCCGCGCCCTGCACAAACAAAAGCGCAGCCTGCAACAGCGCATCACCAACATCACAACTGCCATCGCCCAGGCAGGCCCGCTCCCATCCCTACTAACCGAACTCAAAGAACTGGAAACCCAAAAAGCCGTCATCGAAGCCCAACTACAAGCCCTCCAGCGCCTGCAACCAGAAATTCCCGAACTCACCCCCGCAGAAATCACCCAAATCTCCCAAAAACTGATACACTACATCCAGCAAGCCACACAAGAAGAAAAGCGCCAACTCCTCCGCGGCCTCATCGCCAAAATCATCGTCTCCCGCGAAGGCGACCACATCGAAGGCACAATCCAATACTACACCCCCTTCGCCCAACCACCGCCCCCTTTCCCACCAACCCCGAGGGGGCCTGACCCCACCGCCCCCACCCCCTCGGGGATGTTGCCTATGTACTTCTCCCCCGTGGGGGCACACGGCGGCCTTTTCAGGCCGCCTTTTTGTTTTCTGGTACAATTTTTCCGCCTTTATTCGTCATTTTCCCCAGGAGCAAACGCCATGCCTCGTCTTGGCATTCTCACCGGCGGCGGCGACGCCCCCGGTCTCAACGCTGTGATTCGCGCG